CTGAATCTATCCAGAGGTCACCCTGTGTCAGTGTGCTGGGTGCGTCTGACTGGTATGGCACGTTTCCGCCTGATGGGATGAAATTGGAACCAGTGTAAACCTTGAGCCTGCCCGCATCACTGTCGTACCACAACTGTCCCTGTATGGGTTTTGTGGGTGCAGTGCTGTTCGAGAAATTCTCCAACAGGTGCAGGAAGTTCTCTGCTATGGCTTCCCCGTAACCTGCGTACCCCTTGCCAATCAGGCTGAGGTCGGTCTGCGTGTTGATCACACCGTCCTGAACAGTGTACTGGTTTGGCGAGGCCGTGTTATCCGTCTTGTTTACCGTGTATGCCATTAGTATCCTGTGTTACCACCTGACGTGGTTCCGCTGACTGTGTTGGATGTTGACAGTGCTGTTGAACTCGTCTCGGTGAATGTTGTCAAACTTTGAATTCTTAATGTGTAATCGATCTGTATCAACCTGTTCAGTGACTTCTGCACCGGGTGGAATATCACGTGGGTCAGTAACTTGTTGGTTGATCCGTTCTCTGTGCCTTCCCAGCTCTTTAAACCTAGCTCGTCAAAAACATAGTCACCATTGAAGTCGGTTGTGTTGTCGAAAGCGGCCTGTCCAGTGGGCTCACCGTAGTCCAGTGTGCAGGTGCACACGATGTCGGTGTATTTGTTGCCCGCGGTGTGACGGATTTCCATTTTGTTACGTGTGGTGTCCTTGTTGGTTGCGGAATTGTCATCGATCACTTTGTAATATGTTTGATTGTAAAGTGAAGCGTTTGTGCCAGTCGAGTTTGGTGTAAGATAAGTGATAACACCCGTTGGGTCAACAGAAGTACCGCCATTGCCAAATGCCATCTCATGGACGAATCCTGTGGTCTTGTTAGCCAGTGAATTGGCCAGTGCCTGCGACATGTTCTCATAGTGTATGGCGTTTCGTTTGTCCACGATCACCTCACCCGTCTCTGGGTCGAAGATCTTGATGTGTCCCGTCATCATCACACCCGTGTTGTCCTGTGGCTTCTTGTCTTGTTCTTTTTTAGATTCTGTGGGTTTGTTGTTCTGTGTCATCTAGTGTATTTATTCAGGTGCATTTGTGGGCTCACTCGCTATGAATTGAGCTGGTTGAGTGGTAGAAGCCTGTAGACCCTTGCCATCCGCTGGATTACCGTCTGCTCCCGTGTACCAGACCTGTCCTTTCTTGTGTAATATCTTGATTTGTGTTCCTGAAGCAGGCGCGGCACTTAATGTCACGGCCGTGGTGCTTCCGTCCACAGAGTAGTTTATGGTTGATCCATCCTCGCTGGTGAGCAACAATCGTTGGCCACCAATGAATATGTCTAACTCGCCAGCGTTGGATGGTGTTTGTGATAGTGCGAACGTCGCCGTACTTCCGTCACCAGTGAAGGTGTTGGTGTACACCGTGTCCGCGTAAGGGATGGTTTGAGTACCAGACGCATCTACCACTTCCGTGCCTGATCCATGCTCCTTAATTCCTGTTCCCAGGGTTCCACGCCTCAGTTGTCCCAGCGTGTTGCCCGATTTAGTGAAGTATTCTATTCTTTCCTTGTCAACGAAGATCACGCCCGGCGTGTTGCTGGCTATGTCTGGTGTTCCTAGTACACCGCCGTCCTCCACAGTTATGGTCTGTGTACCCTCCCTCATGTCGATGGTCAATTTAGTCGTCGCCGTCTTACTGATGCGTTTGTAGAATGTCCTGTTCAGCATGTCCTTGAATATCCTGAATCCTGTGGCACCTGCCGCTGACTCCAGTGCGAAGTACATCACGTCAATCCTGTCCGACGCGGTTATAGTTTTTCCTAAAATTGTTAATGTTGTGTCTGATATCGTGTAGTCGTACTGCTGTGTCAACTGTTCACCGTTCAACCAAACGTAGGTGTATGTGGCGTTCAGTGGAGCGAACCTCAAGGCGAACACTCCGCTTGGTCTGCCTTCCAGCACCTCACGCCTCTGTTTCATGCCCAGAGCGTTGTTGAATGTTGTGACTGATATTACGTCTCCTGCGGTCAATGAGTATGGTGAAGTTATGGCGCTTGGTTTCAAGATTATGTCCGTGCCTTCGTTGTAGTAGTGATTGTCCACCAGCGTTGATATGCAGATCACGTCAGTGGCCGTTGGCACAGCACCTGTCACGAATTCAACGTTCTGGTTTCCAATGTCCACAGTGTAATCAGTGTTGAGATCTTTCTTGGTTCCGTTGACGTATACTTCCACTTGTGCGGCAGATGTGACTGTCTTGGCAGGATCAACCGTTGACCCGTCCCCCAAACCTGATGCCACACCGTAGGTGTACGTGCTTCCGTCGCCTAGGTAGTAGGTGTTGTCCGGACCACGCAACATCCTTCCATTTACTTCTACCATTGTAAGACCAGAGAACGGTCCTATCGCTCCCGGAGGATATGTAAGGGTGTGCCTGTTGGTCGAACCGTCATATGTGATTGTTTCATTCCTGATGCTGGCGTAACTCCTTGTTGAAGTGGTTGACTTGTTGAAGCCTGCTATCTGGATGTACTCCCCAGATGCTGGAGCTGACGTGAATGTCACAGTTATAGTGTTGGCCGTGGTTGTTGTGGTGTATGCTGTTGTGGGCACACCGTCTATGGTTATGTAAATGTCACTTGTTGTTGAATCTAAATTGAACTCTCCCCTGATAGATGTAGTGAACACAGCAGTTGACCCATCACCCGTGAATGTGTCCAGCACCCTGTAGTTCTCTCCTGATATAGCGAACACTTTAGTTGATACCACCGACAGCGCCGCTGGTGCTGTAATGAACGTTATGGTTTTGTTGACAACATCAACAGTGTAATCTGTGGTCAGTTTCTTTATCACACCGTCCACCGTTACCGTCACTGATCCCAGTGTGCCCGGGAAGTCACCTATGGCGTATTGCGTCGTGTTGCCATCACCCCTGTAGTTCTTCTCTGTGATGAAAGGAACACCCGACTCCGGTGATGTGTAGACCTTTATGTCCAGTGTGTCGAACAGTTGTCCCGGCACAGTCTCCTCTGGTGCGTAACTGGTGTCTGGGTTGACGAAGTCGTCGCCCTCTAGTATGATGTCGCTTGGAGCGTAACCCAGCGCAGATCCAAACAGTCCGCCCTGCACAATGCTGTCCAGTGTCCTGTCGTCCGTTGGTGTCAGCACGCCGTCGTCATCAAAAGGTATGAATTCCACCAGTGCGTTGGCGTCTGGCGTCTCGCTGATTGTGAATGCCGTGGTCGACCCGTCACCCCTTATGACGTCACTTAGTTTCCTCCTGGTGCTGTCGTCCGCTGTGATGTATACCTGGTAAACGTCAGACGTGGCCGGCGCAGTGGCGAATGTGTAGGTTGCTGTTGAGCCGTCAGCCCTGAAAGCCTTGACTCTGGAATCTCCGTAGTTGTCCCATGGGAAGTCGTACCATCCTGACCTGTCCCAACCCTGTTCCTGTGAGAACAGCAGTCCTGTGACCATTGTTCCACCGTAGTCAACACCGGTCATGACCTGGTCCAGCTCGTTACCTGGCATGCCAGACCCCGGCGTGTAGAAACCCTTGGTCCTGTCCGCCGCAGTCAAACCTGTCTCGTCTCCGTAGACCTTGTAGACATCTCCGATGTTGTCATCGAAGTCGGTTGTAGATGTGAAGGCGCTGGTGGCCTTGTACAATTCGTTGTTGTATCTGATCAAGTCATTGTAGGCATATGCCGTTGATGCGGTCCAATCCTGCACCCTTGATGTGCTTGAAACCCTATCGAATTTTATTGTTGTGTCGAAATCCCTCACAAGGTCATTGTTTAGATTAGCATAGGCCCTGGCTGTGTCCGCTGGTGTTGATCCATCTGTGCGCCCTCCGGTGATCACTACCGTCGGTGTCGTTGTGTAGTTGGCACCTATTCCTGTGACCGTGACGCTGATCACTGCCCCATCCCTGACAGTTGCAATTGCCGTGGCCGCCGTGGTGGCGGGTGTGACGTACATTTTGAACGTGCCTGACTTGGCACTCTGTGCTTCACTCACTGTAGCAGTTGGTCCATAGAAAGTGCCTGAGTATCCGTCAAATGTGTAGGAGTTGGTAGTTCCTGAGCCACCGTTCTGTGAGTCATAGATCTCCGCCTGCTTCTCACTAGTGAACAATGGATAGAAGTAGCCAAAAGACCCAGAAGTCGCACCGGACGAGCTCGTGGCCTGTATCTGGAAAGGTCCTGTGGATCCAACCGTGCCACCCAGTATGGTCACTGTGGGTGTGGTCTGGTATCCACTACCGCCATGTGTGACCGTGATCGACTGCACATATTTTTTATGGTAGTCATTCCACATCTGCCATGGGTACTGTGTGAGTTTGTCAGTGTCTGATGATGTGTTCAGTGGTCTGATCTTGCCCGTCGCCTCATCATAGAACGTTGGATTGTCAAAATCTGTGTAAATGCCGTCCTGCGTGTCTGTGCCAGTGTATCCCAGTTTGTACTCCCTGATCTTTGTGTGGAAAGGTTTGACCTCGTTGATGTAGTCCTCTATCCAGGTGTCTGTGCCAGTTGTGTATGATTTCCTTTGATCCAATGGTCTCACGCTGTTCTTGACGTTGATGAAACTGGTCTTGAACATCCAGTCCACGTAAGTCTGTTCTGAAAGCACACGCCTCAATCCAGTGAAGAACAGTGTGTTGTATTCCACCGCCAAGTCGTTGATCAGCAGGTCATCCCTGATCGCTGTTAGAACACGTCTTGTCTCGATACTAGGTTCCTGGTCGAAACGGTTGTCATCGAACGTGTCCTCGCCGGCAAAGCCTGTCGCGTCCTGTGAGTAATCATACAACTTGGTCGAGATCCTTATGGTTCCGTTCTCTGTGCCCACCAGTTCCCAGCCAGAGGCCGTCTTCATGAACAGTTTCCAACCACCGGTGTCCGCACTGGTGACCTTGACGTGCTTGCCTGCCTCTAGGTCCAACTCATCCAGTTCATACTCGAAGGTCACTTGCTTGTCGATGACGGTGTCCTCGCTGTGCTCCATTGATGTGTTGTCCACTTTGTACCAGTCCGTGTAACTCCAGTACGCGGATGTGTTGTAGGTCTGTATCTTGGTCCTTGAGAATTCCGTTCCGTCCCACTGGTATATGGACCAGAAGCCGTTCGCGGTCTCGTCTGCTCTAACTAGGTAGTTGACAGTGCCTGAAAGGTCCGCGGTGTTTAGGTACGTGAGCTCGGCGTAGGTGTCAACCGCCGCGTCCCACTCACCGCTCTGTGCGGTTGGTTCTGGTTCTTTGGAATCCAGATTGGTGAGGTTTATCTGTCCCACAAGTTGGTTGCGTTTCAACACTGAGTTGGTATAGTCTATGATCTCTTTGAGTGCCCCAAATCTGTCCACGTACCAGCTCTGCCTTGGCCTGGTGTTGTTTCCATATCTCTCGTTGACTGGTAGATTGACGTCCGGCACCAATTCCCCCGTTTCGTTGGAACCTATCAGCGAGTCCCACCAGCGCTGTTCAATCTGTGTGCTTGGCCTGTAGTCCCGGTCACCCTCACGGGCCAACTTCCACACCGAGTGTGAGTCGCCATCGAAATCGTTGGTCCTGATGTCAACGTTGAGAACTATGTCATCGTTGGTCAGATCATTTACACCATTGATGATGAATTTGTTGGTGTCCGTGACCGAGTAGTATTTCTTGTCAAAATTCTGCGGATTGGCTATCATGTTGGCAACCAAAGCGGTTGAATTCTTCCTAGAGACCACGCTGTTGGCTGGCACCGTCGCTTTGTTCCTCACCCAGTAATAGTAGAAGTCAACGAACCTATCCAGTCTTGAGTTGTATCTCTGCACCACCGTGTACCTCGAGTCATCACCATACGCGGCCACCCCGGATATTCCTTCGGCGGCTCCCTGTTGTGTGCCCGATCGGGTGTTCCACTGGCTGGGAAGAAGTGTGGACTCAGTCCACTCGTATATGTCTATCGCTGAACCAGGGAATGTTTTACCCCAATTGTTGTGCTTGTACTCCTGGGTGTCCTGCTCATACCATATCCATTTCACAGTTGAAAGATCCCACCATGTCTCACCTATGTGATTCTCTGCCCACGGTGTCTTAGTGTTCGAATCGGTCCCAAAGTTGTAAGAGGCCGGATCCCATGTGGTTTTGATGTTGATCTCACGATCCGCCACCCCCAGTATCCTGCCCTTGATGGGATCATAGAGGTCATAGTAGTCTCGTATCTGTTTGGTCTTGCGGTTGAAGTCAAACACTTTGCCGAGTTTGTTCATATCTATAAATGGTTCCTCGGTGACCAAGTTCTTCCAGGCGTATTCTCCGCTCACTGTTAGGTCATAACAGACCACCGTCCCGTCATTGGACACACGTGTGCTTCCATCCGCGGTTGTGTTGCCCTCGTCATCTGGAGCACCAACAAACACAGTGCCATCTATCACGCATACCCCCCGTCCAAAATCATCGTTGGATGTGACGCTGTCAAAGTTCAATCTGTCATCGATCACGTACCTGGTATTGTACATCGTGGCCGTGTATGCCGCACCTGATCCAGTGTTTAGGTCCACTATGGTGGTGTCCTGTAGGTCGAACGTGGTCTCTCCAGAGTCGAATCTCATCTCCCTAGCGTTCGCGAATTTCTCAGCACCTATCACTATCCTCGTTCCCGACTGGTTTATGTCAAGCGTGGTCCCAAACTTCATGTTGTCCTGTGTGTCTGGTGCCGTTATGGTCTGCTGTAGTGTGTAGGTGTTTGTCGAACCATCAGCGTTCCATTTATAGTAGTATATGGCTCCTCCGTCGGGCTGTTCCGCGCCATCCACGCCGGGCGCACCTATGATCAAGGTGTCTCCGTCCTTGCTCATGGCGATGCTCTCGCCGAAAGCGGTGTTGATAGACGACCCGTCACTGTCCACTCCGGTTATGGTCTGTGCCAGTGCGAATGAATTCTGTGTACTTCCGTCTGAACTCTGTGACGTCCTCACGAAGATCTCCACCTTGCCCGCGTTGCCTGGTGCTACCGAACTGACGGCCAGTATGTCGCCGTTGTCGTTGGCCGCCAGTCTGTGCCCGAACCTCTGTCCTGATCCACCGTCTGGTGCTTCTATGGTGTAGTCCTGTGTCCAGGTGTCGTACGTTGAACCATCCGCTCCGATCCCCCATGTGTACAGGTACACCCTGCCGGTGTCGTTGTCGTGTCCGGGGGCTGATACAAATAGGTATTTTTGTGCAGTATTCCTAGATGATGATTCGGTTGGCTCCGATATTTTGTGCGCCCATCCGAAGTTTAGATTCTCGTTGGAACTTGAACCATCAGTTGGAGGAGTAATAGTTGCTAGTATACCGTACTTGAAGGTGTCTGGATCCCAAACATAAACTTTTGCCAATCCTGAATCTGCGAACCTTGTGCTTCCGTCAGTGCTCTCCGTGTTGTTATAGGGCGCTCCCGCTACCACGAAGTTTTCGTCAGTGCTGATTGACAAAGATTCACCCAGTCTACCTGTGTTGTCATTACCATCGGTCATTGTGCCCGTGGATTGCGTGGTGAACAGTGTTCCTGGTTCGGTCGTGGACCTGAACAAGAAGTGTACCTCACCCTGACCCTTGCCTGGTGCTGATATCACCACTGTCCTACCGTCATTCCTAGCGACTATCCTGTAACCGAACTCCTGATCGGCCGCCTCTGAATCTGGTGACAGTATCAATCCGTCCGTATAGGGATCCTGCTTCTCGTACACACGCCACAGTCCAGCGCTGTCCGCGTCCGCGAACACCTTGTCCCCTTCTCGTTGTATGTCATCATCCTTGTCGTTATAGGCCGAATAAGGCAATAGGTCATTTACGTTGTCCATCGAAGCTAATCTCACAGATATGAACTTGTAGATGTTGCCGTAACTGTCAGCCGTGGAACCGTCCTCAAGCGTGGGAATGAATGCCGTGTTGCCCGAGTAGTCTATGATCACCGTCCTGTGGTCTGGTGTGCTGGACACCTGGTACACCGCATTGAGGGTTGTCTCCTCGCTGTTGCTTATGGCGAAGAAGTCCGCTTCGGCTGTAGTTGATGCACCGGACAAACCATGTGATCCAGTGAACGTGATTTCCAACTGCGAGGCGTTGTTGATGGTGCGCAGTTTGGCTATCTTGAAATTGGCCACGGTCAACCTGAACACGTCCCAGTCCCTGTTGAATTTGTTTGCGACCCAGATCAGGTCATTGGCCGTGACCCTGTTGACATCTAGGTTGAAGAGGTCTGTTATAGTGAATGCTGTGTGCTGTACCTGTCGCAGTTGTGGGTACCCAGCGGTCTTGTACACCTGTGCTGTGTCCCTGTCCACGCCCTGCTTGGTGTAGTCCAGCCTGCTGAATGTGTCTGACGCAGTGTATTCCACCGGCTTGCGGTAGAGGTCTTCTGATGCGACGTATTCGGATCTTGCGTACTCCCTTGTGCTGTTGGTGTCGTCGAACAGCTCGATGCTCTGTGGATCCGCAGTGATCTCGTCATCACGTAGCGTTATCTGTATGCTCTCCGTGGAGTCTGTGTTTCCGAACCGGCCTGTCCTGATCATCCATTCCGGATACATGTCAAGTGTGATATCTGATCCCTCGTACTTGGCCTTCAGTATCTTGTCTATGGCGTTCTTGGTTCCTTTCTCACGGATGTAGCCCTGGTAGAACTTGTACTGTGACACGTCATTGACGAACAGGTTCTCCAGGTAGTCCCTGCTCTGGTAACCGATCAATCTCTGTGCCAATTGCTGTTGTGACTCGTCGAAGTTGTTGGATTCCAGATTGTAGAAGTCATTGAACTGCGCTATCTTATAGTCGAAGTTGGGTAGCAGTTGTGGAGCGGGTTTTGCCGACTTTAGCGTCCAGTTCGAAGTTTCGAACACTGAACCCGAGTTGTGATTCACACGCGCCACGTAGAACTTGCCCTGATGTTCCACTGTGTCTCCGATCCTGTAGTCAGTGTTGGCCAGCCAGTACGTGACCTGTGCGGCGTCAAACACGAATCCAGGTGCGTAGTAATCACCATTCCACCCCGCGGTCTTCCAACCAACTAATTTCAATCTCGGTTGCCTGAATCCTGTAAATGGGTCATAGATTATGTCAGCGAACACAGTGCTGTTGTCAAACAACAGAATGTGTTCCTTCTGCACTGTGTTTAGAGCTATGTTATACAGTCCCACATCCGTTGACTTGATCGCCAACTCAAATGTCTTTCCGATCCTCTTGGTGGATATCTCCCTGATGTCTATCTTCCTGCCGCCCGCGTCCAACAGTGAGTAATCTCCCGCCAGGTTCCTCAATCTGCCAACTATGCTGTTGTTGGTGTCCAACTCGAAACCATCGGCGGCCGGTGATACGGTCACGGCCGATCCCGGCGCCCACTCCTGTGTGGTCCAGAACAGGAACTCCCTGACAGCGTTGGCCCAGTTAAGGGTCTCCTTCAACTCCGTCGAGAACTTGTTGAATCGGAATCCTTGTTCCTCCAACCAGTGCCCGTACCCGAACAGGAAGTCCGCCACGTCCTGTATGGTGTCGAACACGTGACCGTATGGAATGGTCTGTGTGGTCTCCTGGTAAGCGTTGTACTGTGCAACCGCCTGTGATCCTGTCACGGACACCGACTTGTTGGTGGTGGTCTTAACAGGATAATTGAAGTTGAAATAGGGTTTAGTGGTCGAATATCCCAACACCTTGTAACCACCCAGGAGAGTTGAACCATCCTGGCTTACGTCGGTGTTCTTCTCTATAAGCACACCTGAATATTGGAAGCTCTCCACTGGGTTGGATGTCCTGAACAGGATCTTGTAGTTCTCGTCGGGTATGAATTTTGAACCAGAGGTGGACCCTGGGGAAACGGAATCAGTAAGAACCTTGATGTTGTCCTTGTCTGTGAATCCGCCCAGTTTATAGGCCAACTGTACTGTGAGTCCTTTCATCTTGTCGTAGTAAAAGGTCTTTGGATCTAGGTTACGTGAAATCAAATAGTTGACCACGAACGGTTGGTATCCCGCCGTCTGGTATCTGGTTGTAACTCCCGTTGCTGTGTCAGTCTCCGTTTCTAGGTGGTACTTGGCAGTTGCCAGCGTCTTCCTGATCCCTGTCAGGGTGTAGATCTGGTTTCCGGCTGTGTTAGTGGTGATCCTAGAAGGATCAAACAGATTACTGAATAACCGGGCCGGTTTTGTGAGGGCCAGTGTCTTCATCACTGTGAATGGATACGCACTCGATCTGCGCCATACCGTCTCTGCCGGTGCTTGGTCTCCAAACTTCCAAGCGGCCTGCCTGCCTGGTATGTCAAAATTGTCTATCAATCCCGCCGCTATAGGATCAAGCAGGTTACCGGATGCATCCACGGGTAGGTAATTCCTGATCTCTGGTTTTCCGTACCTCCCTGATTCCGTGGCTATCCTGTTCCATAAAACATCGTTGCCTGACGTGTACGGTGCGGTGCCATATGTGGCTTCCCAATCAGTGGGCTTCTCGGAATGTCCCAACATCTCCCATGGTCTCACATGTGGTGCGTCCGTGTCATAGAAATACTTGTAGATCGCCCTCCAGTGTCCTGGCAGTTTTTGGCCTGTCAATCTATCAGTAGATTTTGCGTAGTTGTAGGTGAACGGCGACCCCTCTGTGAAAGTGGTGTTGTTTATGTATTGCACATTATTGCGTCCGGCCCACACATAGAAGTCCGGTGACATCACACTGTCCACCTCGGCCAGTGTGTAATCGGTTGTGGTAAAAGCACTAGGCAAGACGTCGTGAATGTCTAGCAGTGTTGAATCAAACTGGACTTTTATATTGTTGTATATCCTCTTCTCCAATTCCAAGATAAGATCATCTCGCTCATCACCGTAGGCTTTGATTATAGATCCGTCGTGTCTCCTTATCACTGTGGTGTTGATAAGATAGGTATCATCTGTGAATATCTCTGGTTTGAATTTTGGATACGTTCCCTGTTTGGTAGGTGTCACTGGCATGTAACTGCCCGTAGTGTCGGCGTAATCTTTTATGACAATCTCGTCACCTTCCTGAAGCGTGGCGGTGATATCGATACTGTCGTCTTCAGTGCTGAACGTGTAGTCTGTGCCTAGCAACAACTGTGTGCCATTGAGATATACATACACCGCCCTGTTGCTTAAGGTAGTGATGCTGTGTTGGGAATCTATGGCGTACTCCGTCTGTGATGCGCCCTGCACCGTGTAGGTCCTAGTGGAAACGTTCTCCCCCCAACCCACCATGTCCTCGTAGAAGAATGGGAATGTGCTGTTCTTGCCTTGGTTTATGGCCGATATGATCTCGTCAACCCTGTCAGCGGCCACTCCCTCGTAAGCAGTTCCGGTGGCGTGTGTCAGGAAAGAATTATACCATTTCTCATACTCCTGATTCGCGTAATCGATAGCGGTGACGAAATTGGAGTCTTGGTCTATAAGGCCGAACACCGCTGGTAGCAGTGGCGCCTCGTGCTGGTGAATCGTCCCGCCCTTGAGCCTGGCGTCGGGTTTGTCTCTTAGGTTCGAGACCCCCGGGATCGCACCCGTGACTTCCTGGTTCTTGTCTAAAATGTCTCTGACGTGGTTCAATACCTGTCCCAGCGTGAATGTGCCTAGTTGTTGGTTGAGACTGTTGGTGGCCAGGTTCTCGGGCAGTTCATATATGCCCTTGCCTGAGATTTTCTGGGCACTGCTGTAGGTCGCAAACCTTATCTGGTCATTGACTGCGAGCTCATCAACGAACCTCACGTACCTGTTGGTGGTGCCATTCACTAATGTGTAGTCTGTGCCTTGAGTCATCCTGTCACCGTTCACAGACACGGATACCTCTAGGTCAGTCAGCGCGGCGGAATTCTCGTAGACGTCTATGGGGAACAATCTCTTCTCGGTGTCGTCCACTATGCGTGTCCTTATCACCCTCTGTCGACTTTCATTGGTCCTCTTGATCCATGCACTACGTGAGTTGTGCGTCTGCCTGCCGGTGGTGTAGTGCAGGTGTCCCTCTGCCAGGTTCTTGGTCAGGGTCCTCGACCCACTCTTGTAGGTGAACGTGCCCGAAGTGTGGTCTGACTCGAAAACTATGTCTCCCACGTTGTTGATGGTTTTGTACTTGACCCTGATGCCCAAAACGGTGTCCATGGGCGCCGTGTCGCTGGTCGCGTACTTGAACACGGTGGCTCCTTGGAACGAGCTGTTTGGGTAAGTGGTCTCGTCATTGAACGGGGTATGATCATTGTCCCACATGCCGAACAACGGCTGTTGGTTCACACCGGTCTTCTGCTGTGCCTCCGTCCAGGCCTCCGTGGTAGCGTCGTAGTAGAACGTCTTGCCTTGATTGACTGTGCCGAACTCTATGAACACGCTGTCCTTGTCTGCTGGCGTGGCGTCCGTGGCCTCCGTCAGTGCTATCTTCTGTGTTGAGTCCCCCGCGGTGACGAAATTGACGTCGTAGATCTTGTTGCGCACTATGGGATCGGTGTCCGCGGCGAATATCACCCGCATGCCGTCCGCAATTGCTATGCCATCTATGATGTAACCGCTATTGTTCACTATTGTACTGAAAGCGTCCGTGGTAACCGTGTCATACAATGTGACCGATCTCTTGGCCACCGTGCCGTGATTGTAAAGTGCCAGTCCCGAGTCGAATTCTATGATGGGTCTCTTGGCACGGTCATCCTCGTTCAGCACCGGTGTGAACCCACTTACACGCGCGGTCTCCTCTATCATGCTACGGTGGAACCACCTGTTGTACCTCGACCAGGCGTTCTGGTCCCGGCTGTCGCGCTTTATTGTGATGTAGTCCTTAACATCAGGCGTGTAGTAGGCCAGAGCGTATGGACGTGTGTCATAGGCTACTGAATCATAAAGGATTGTGGTCTCCGTGGCGTAACTAGCCGGAGTGATAAGATCCTGCACATCCGTCAATGTTATTGCGTCGCCCACTCCTTCCACATAGTATTCTTTTCCTTGGTAGGTGGCGGCAACCAGACTGCTAGTAAATTTCACTTTCATGCCGTTGGAAAGGTCCAGTGTCCTCAGGCTGTAGTTCTTGGCACCTATGATGTCGTCTTCCGGGTCGATGGCTGTTGTGGCAGTGGCGTCCTTGATCTGCAGTATGCCGTACATGGCATCATGGTTGCCACACTGGTAGTACAACGTGTCTGGTGCTCCTGAGGTGGGCACAGTGAATGTGACCACGCCTTCGTCCTCGCCATTGTTCGTAACACCTGTTGAATAAATTGTTGAGGTTGATCCGTCCTCTGACACCTTGCTCTTGTAGGGCTCCGTCATTATCCAGAACGGATGTCCCTTGGCGTTGACGTTGAACCTATAGGTGTTGCCCCTGTACAGTGTCAGGATGGGATTGTTCTCGTTCTCCCTGTGCCTGAACTCATATGCGGCCTGGCCCACGTTGGTCACTGTGTATTCAGCCACCGCGCTTGGTCCCACGGAATCGATCTCTATGGCGCTTGGTCCCTCGGGCATCCAGTAGTACTCCCTGTAGTTGACCAGTTTGTCATAGTCTATGGCGGGATTCCAACTGTACACGGTCTCCTTGTTGAGCCTGTCGTGGTTGTTAACCTTGCCTCCCAGGTAACGGATCTGGTTGATGTAGTCGTCGTACGTGCCTGTGAATTTGACCTGGTCCTCGGGATTCACCGAGGTTGTGTCCCTGTCCGTGTATGTGACCGATGGTTCCAACTGGTATGCGAACCTGTTCCTGCTGGTCGCTCCTATGTATCTATCTGTGATTTGTCTAGTGTATGCGTCTTGCCTTCCTATGAATCCGTCCAGCCTTTCCAGTTGGCCCTTCTGTACAAGTGTGTCCAATGTGCTGGCCAGGAAACGTTGGTTGGTGTCCGTACGATAGAACGCTGGTAGGTGTTGTACCGTCCTACGGTATTCGTTGTCACCCTGCTGGACGACTTCGTTGTTGGTCAGTGCGTTGGTTGGTTCGTCAGCCATTAGTATCCTGCCCCACTACTGCCGGTGCTTGAACCGGAACCTGTTGTAGTAGAGCCTGATACCGCTGATCCTGTGGTGGTGTTGGTAGTGGCAGTTGATGTTGATGTGACCACAGTTCCTGAAGCCGCAAGTTGATTGGCTCCAAGCGCTGTTATGATTGACACATCATCAACGGTGGCCCCACTGATGAAAATCTCGTCCGCCGCTGAATTAATCTGGAACAAGGACCCAAAACCCTGTCCTGATTGATTTGGCACGATCACTGCTGTCAGCAGGTCTGGTGCCAATTGGGTGTGTATGTAAGCGGCTAATTCCGTAAAGTAAAAAGTATCTCCGAAGTCCCAGTTGTCCAAAGCGAAGAATTCGTTTATGGCCTGTATGACTCTAGTTTTTACCACTGCGTCAGTGATATTAGTTTTAGTATTCTTCACCACCTTGAATGTGGCTTGTAATTCCTCGTCGGCATTAGTGCCAAAAAGTATCTTGTACTTGACCGGATGGTACACTATCTGGTCTGACAGTGATTTCAATGGATTTAGTACTCCCGAGTAGTTGATCCTCAACTGGTCCTGTGTTGATGTCGCGGGTCTCACACCCCCGTCCTGTAGCCATATCCTGAACAGGTTGTCGTATGTCCTCTCCAGCAGGTAGATGTCAACTATGTTGCTCACACTAGGGTCAATCCTAGTCTCCTGGCCGGCGTGGTGCTTGTACTGGAAACTGATGGAGCTCCTTCCCCTCCTTGCCATGTAGTCTGTGGTAGTTGATAACGTGTTGGTGGTTGAGCTGTAGGTTTTAATCACGTCCTCGTCCGCGGCGTAGAAGTAGAACAACTGTCCATCCGTGTAGGTGGCGGTGTTTAGGTTGATGTCCGCTTCGTTCTCGGTGACCACGAAGTTGGTTGACGCGTATGGTCTGAATCTCTCTATGGCATCGTATGATGTGTATTTCTCAAAGAACACGAATTTGGTGTTCTCTGACAGAGTGGGTTCTACCACAATGTCAAATATATCAGGATTGTCCACAACACCATCATCATCGTCATCATAGAATCCAACCTTGACCTTCCTGTTGTCCTGGAAACCATCCGACTCTGTGACTGTGTCCACCACCTGCCAAGTGATCGGATACCCTATGCTGTTGCCCGTTGACACTATGCTGTTGGTCTTAAGGATCTTGACCGTGTCCTTGACACTCTTGCCCGTTTGGTAGTCATAAATCTTCTCTTGCGCGTCAAAGTGGAACTTGTTCTGTGACTCTGACTCGAATACGTAGTCCAATCGTCTATAGGTCACTGTGTAGGTGTTGCCGTCATTGGTGAATTTGAACCACCAGCTGGCGTCCAGATTGGTTCCTGTAGTGTCTCCCGTGTTGTCGAGGCTGAACACAGAACTGGTGCTGAGATTGGTTGATGTTATCACCTTCCAGGTCTCGGTGTCTATGTCATACCTGAGTCCGAACTCCTCGTAGGCCTCGATCCTGTCTATGATGTCTGCCTCCAGCGCGTTGGAGAATGATGTAGTGAAGTTGGGTATCACAGCACTGAGAACCGCGCCGTTTGGTATGATGTCGTTGAGCGTGATTGGTCCGACTCCTGATTCGAGATTCCCCAGTCCGCCGTTGGCTCCGTCAAGCACCACCGCGCCTATTTTGGCCCAGGCCCTGTCCTCGGCGTTGTCTGTGCCTGATGTCACAAGTGTTTCATTTAAGAACTTCCTGGTGTCTGGTGATGTGAATTTTATGAGCGCTCCTGGTTTGGCAAATTTTAAATTTGAAGTAGCGTAGTCACCCACGACCAAGGCACCACCTGATGTAAAGTAACCAGTGTTGGTGTTGGTGGATGTGGTTGTGGAATTCCACGTGGCGGTCAATGTGCTTAGGTCCTTGGTCCCATACTTAAGGTAATAGAACTGCCTCGCATATGCTTCCTTGAGCTTGGCCTCAACCGATGTGTCTATAGTGGACTGAATATTGCTCCTGTTGTTAAAAGTGAATGTGAATTGTTGTGTACTCTCTTCCCTGTACAGGATACCATCCTCGGCGAACACAGAAACGTTTGAGTACGCACCAGTGGGGTCTAAAATTTCTTTTGCTCTGCTTATACCAGATGCAGATCTATTTACTGACCTAACTTTAACAATCTCCTGCGACGCTGACAGTGGTACTACTTGGTAGTCCTCTGCTGTTATCATCCTGTTCTGTGAATAGTATACCTGTGCGGCTTTTTCCCGGATGCTGTCATTGGACTCAGTGGCCGCGGCGTTGTACACGCTGGCCTTGAGGCTCATCGATATGGTCAGGGTCTGTTGTGCGCCGTTGGCGTCGGTGTATGGCACCGACACTTGTATGTTCTGCATGTCAGCAGGCTGTATGGCGTACTTGGCATTGTCACTGATCCTGTGGTATGTCCTGAACGAACCCAGTGGTAAGTTTGAGAAGTTTCCATCTCCAAACACCAAATCAATTGCGTCGTTATTTTTTGTAACTACATTGTAGATGTTTCTTTCCGAAGCGGCTAAAGAATTGTATATCGCGTTGTTGCCTGTCAGCGAAGGAACCTTGGCCCACTTCTCTGTTATCTGTCCAAACTGATCTAACTTGTACAACCAAACATCTGTGTCGTTGATGTTTGATGCCGCTATGGATCTCACGTAGTTGGTCACTGCCGTGTCCACCGTGAAGTCCGCGTACTGCATGGCACCTTGCTTGAACAGGAAGAAGAATCCTGTGTTGTTTGAACTGTCACCTGCGCTGTCTGACCTGTAGACGTATGTGAGTCCCGTGCCCGGTATGGGATCCGACTCGTAGATGCTATCTGAATTATTAATTGTAGTAGGCACTATCTCGAATGTCCTGCTGACGCCTCCCACTGACTTGGTGTACTTGAAAATGGGAAGATCCGTCTGGTTTGAACTAAGTGTGTACACCTCCGTGTCTATGCCACCTATGGATCCCGACTCCCTGGGATTGCCGAACAGTTGTCCGGTCTGGTTCGCGGCGTTCAGTATCGCCGTGAACTGCTCCCTGTAGTTGGAGTTTGCGGAATCGTTCCACACTATGGTCTGTGTTGCCAGGTTGGTACCGGTCGAGTCCACCACGTCCTGTGTTGTTGAAATAGAATCAATTTTTAAAAGTCCTGTTGCTGGTTTATTTCTTTTGGCGTTGTAGTTGATCAGCCTCGCCAACCTCAGCACTGAATTTCTCCTCTCAGCGGTCTCCAGGAAGTTCTCCCTGGCGTTGAGGTCCACCCTGAACGATAGCGCCTGTGCTATGTAGGCTATGAGGTCTATGAGCGCCACATACTCTGAGCTCTCCACGAAGTCGTTGAAATCATCGGGGTAGTTCTCCCTGAGGTAGGCCACCATGGTCCTCCTCAGCGTCTCGAAGTCGTACGATTTGAAATCCGCCTGCTGGAAAGCCTGGTAGATCTTCCTCCAATCCTCCGCGACTAGTAATCTATTTTGTCTGTCTGTAGTGGCCATACTGTTTGTACGGATATTTATGTGATAGATTATCTACGTATATTAAGATAGACGTAGCAGTGCGTTCTCGTCGAAACTGAACCTCAGTTTCTCGGTGATGTTGAGGGGCACGTAGGTTATAGTGGCCTGTATGGCTATGCCCTTGTCCGCCTCTGTGACTGTGATGTCTTGTGTGCTTATCCTGGGATCCGCATTGAGATTCTGTGTGATGTCTTCTAATATAGCGTCTCTGAGGGCCTCCGTGAATGGCTCGAACAACGCATCATAGATGATGGTGCCGAACTCGGGGTTCTCCACACGCTCGCCCTTCCTGACAGAAAGCCTGTTGATCAGGTCCTGTTTTGCCACCTCGAAGTCGTACAGTTTGAAGTTCTGACGGTCAGCACGACTGCTGAAACCCTTGAAGGTCACTGTCTTGTTGCTCAATCCGTTGCCTGATCCGTTGTCACCATACGCCATTAGTGTATCCTCCTAAATTCCACGTCGACCTTGCTGTAGTCAACCATGTAGTATCCCGTGTCGGTCATAATGCTGGCCCATGGCACCTCCTGTGCCATCACACCCTGCCACGTGCCCGACGTGTGTTTGTATTTAAACTCGTAGATGTTGATTCCTGAAGGGGATCGACCAATCAATCTGATGTCCTCCTTCAATCTCACGTCACTGAAACCACTGAAGAATGTCTTCACGGCCGTGACCGCGCCCGTCACACTTCCACCCCCGAACAACGCGGGCAGTTTCATGGCACCGATCTTGGCACCTATGTTTGTGAACGCTCCAGCCTTGATGCCCTGTGCACCCAGTTCCCTAGCCGTGCTTCCACCCAGTCCCGCTAGGAATCCCTTGGCCTGGCTGGCCACTGCGTTTATTGCCGTCTTCTGTATGGTCGACGTGACCTGTCCCGCCACCACGTTCTTGAACACCTGGGTGGTGGCCTTGAGATCCGCGATGGACCTGATGTTGGCGATGTTGATGTTGCCCGCGATGCCGGATATGTCTATGCCGGCTATGGAACTTGGTAGGGGCGATCGTTCAAATATTGTGTTGCCGAACTTGTCCACGCCTATGGCCTTCCTCTTGGTGAGGTCTCCCACTGCCTTCTTGAATGTGTCGTTGGCGTAGTTGGCCGCGGCCTTGCTTCCCACGTCAGTGGCGCAGCCCTTGAAGTCACCTGAATACAACTGTGTCTTGTCACCCAGGGCGAACAGTTCTCCCGCTTGGTTCACGAACACGTTGTCCTTGAACAGTTCAGCCACATCTGATCCGGTCACGGTGTCAATGACCTGGTCCGCCAGTTTCTTGGTGTTGTTGTTGAGCACCTCCGACACGGAGTCCGCGACATCGAACCCTTTCAACTTGTTGCTGATGCTGGCCGCGGTGTCCCATTTCACTTTGCTGGCATTGATGCCGAATAGTTCGTCGTATTCCTTGCCGAAATCCGCCGCGATCTTCCTGGCCTTGGCAGGGTCAGTTGATGTGCCCATTTGTTCACGCAGGTGTCTCTCCAGTTGCGCCTGGAAAATGCCTTGCCTTATGGACTCGTTGTCAGACAGCATGAGTTGGTATTCTGTGTACTCCACCGTGCCTGGGGTGTTGGCCAACTGACTCCAACGTTTCTTGTTGTCAGCGCCTCCCGTAGGCATTGCGCCCTCTGAAGTGAATCCACGGAACCTAGGCATGGGCTCGTGTGTCACGAATCTGTGCACCGTGGTGGAAGTCTGTTTGGTGAAAGGTCTCAGTGGCTCTATGCCCTTCTTGGCCAATTCCACGTCGCCCTCCTGTCTTTCAGTCATGCTCGCGGCGTCCGTGTCCAACCACTTAGGTCCCCAGGTGTCGCTGGCACCCGTTGAGTTGAAGTGCACTTGTGCGCCCGCTAGGTGTATCTGTCCTCCGGCACCATGCAACTGCTGTCCGTCCGTGTATGACGTCAGGCCATCCCTGGCGTAGTCCCTGATGCTTCCCTTCTGTGAGCTGTTGAATATGCCCTTGTCTCCCAGGTTCAGCATGTAGGTGCCCGCCGACTTGACTATCTCGTTGGTGGCGCTCATCCTGATCTGGCCTGCGGCGTGCATGTTGATGTTGGCGTCCGAGTGCAGGTTGAAGTCACCCTGCGTCCTCAAGTTGATTCCTCCAATGCCTGAGTACACGTCTATCCTGCCCTCACGGTCCATCTCAATCCAGGCGTTGCCCGATCCATTTGCTATGTACACCACACCCTCGGTGTCGTGCATCAGCAGTTGGTGACCTGAAGCGGTCCTCAATCTGGTAAGTTGGTTTGTGCCATCACGCGCTCCATCGTCCATGACGAAACTGTGTCCATGGTCCCGGTCAACACTGACCGGCCTGTCATCCAGTCCTATGTTAGGCTTCTGAGAATCTGGTTTGATCCTGCCTGGTGTGCTGATACCAAACACCGCGCTTGGCGATTCTCTACGCGCACTGCTGGTCGTTGTGCCCCTGACCTGATCAGCAACCAGTCCCTGTCTGAGCAGTTGGTCGGCCAATCTGTCATTGATCGGGAACTTCTGTTGTTCAAGAGTCTCCGCTTCTATGGCCCTGTTCTTCTCACCCGTGGGCAAGATGTCCGTGCCGTATGTGTCCTGTTTGCTTTCACTGAAGTCTCCACCGTTGCTGGGCATGGCAGTGTCTCGGCTGGCCGCGTGTCCTGGTATCTGTTGGTTCATGTTGGGTTCCTGCACACACCCCATCCAGTAGGCGTTGTATCGGTCCTGTTGCCCCTTGGCGAATATCACCATCACTGTGGTGTCCACGTCTGGTGGCACCGCCCACATGCCGTAACTGGTCTGGCTGGCGGTGTAGGAGTATGGATCGGTCTTGTCCACGCTCTGGAACGATTTCACGCCATAGAACGGTGAGAGGTACTGGCACCATATGATCTGGTCCGGCTTGGGATCGTTGGTGCCCGTGAGTGCGGGTATGTTCACACCCAGTCGGCCCATCTTGGTGGGGTCATTGGGGAACTTGACCGTGCCTATGTAGGGCCCAGGGTCCTTGTCCAGGTACTTCTGGTTGAAGTACTTCTGGTTGTCAAACGAATCTGTGAATCCCCTCTGGTCCTTGTATCTGCTCATATCTATATTTTATCTAATCAAAATTCTCTATTGACGCTTCTCCGCTGATGTCTGGCTGATTACCTATTCCTGCCAGCGTGCCATCTGTTTGCGCTACGGTCTTTTTCTTTTCACTCAGGTACTGGTTGTCGAACACCGACTGTGATATGTTCGGCGCCACGCCCTGTCCCTGTTGGTTGTTCATCCTCACGCAGGTCAGCGTCTGCAGGAACTGGCCATTGGTGAACTTGCTTTCCACCTTGACCACCTGGTACACACCATTGAAGAACAGGTTGTCCTCCTGTGAGCTCCTGCCCGCCGAGAACATGGTTCCCTTCTTCTCGTCTATGTCCGCTGGCAACCTGTACCTGATGTTTATGAGTGGTGTGAATCTGTCACCATTGAAACTGTGGGCTCCACCCTGCCTGTTGAAGTCTTGGTCGGCCCTGCCGATCACTATGTCTGTGTTCTTGTCATTCAGTCGTTTGAGCGTGGTGTACATGTCCTGGCAGATGTAGTGAGGGTCTCCCAGTATGTCCAGTTCCACCCGCATCATGTCCGCCTCCGGGTTGGTCAGGTAATCATAGAACTCCTGTTGCTTGAACGCGGCCGGGTTGTCCGGGTTGGCGGTGCTACGACCCGACACTATGCTGGGATATGACCTCAGCGGCAACAGGGCCTCTGGGTAGTCCTCCCGACCCGTTATCCTCTGCACGGTCGCCTTGAATCGCTTCAGCATGTTTTTCTCATTTGGGGTCTCCGACGTCGGCCTCACGTTACGCATGTAGTAGGCACTCTTGTAGTTGATCCTTAACCCCTGCACGTCCACGTTTCCACCTGTGTAAATGTAATCGTAATTCTTCCTTACCAACTTCTTCCATTGCGTCCTGCCGATGCTGAGTCCCGAAGCTAGAAACTTCAGTATGTGCACCTTGTGGCTGACCGCCTTGTACACGATCTCCTTGGGGTGCATCTTGGTTATGCTGTCTAACCTGCTGGTGTCGGTGTAGATACTGGTCTTGATCTTGAACCAGGGCAGGTACTGATGTTCCAACAGCAGTTTCTGTAGTTCATCCTCCTTGGCCTTGGTGGTCAGCAGGTTCCGTATCTCCCCCTCCCTTGTCTTGTCGTCTTCGGAGAGTTGGTATCCGGCCATTGTCAGGTACGCCCTCCAGAAGTCCTGGCTCAGTTGCAGGAATCCCGGTTGTGCCCTGATCCAGTCCTCCATGGCCTTGACCAGGTTTGTTCCCCTGCTGAGGGTCTGTGTCACCTCCGTGGCCTGCCTGTAGGCTATGTCCTGTTGGAGCAGGTCATCCTCCGGGTTGCTAGTCTTCGCCTGATCACGGATGATGTCTTTGACGTCCTGCTCGTTCTTGTTGCTCTGGTCCGTGAGTGCCTGTTCGGCACCGCCCAGCAGTCCGTCCTCGATCTCGAACCTGTAGGTGTCGGGCAACTCCCTGACCTTTTCCGCTATCTCGTTCTGCATCATGGTCACGTTGAGCGCTTCCTCCACCTTGTCTTTCCAGCCTGTCCACGAATTCTCGTTTATGGGCACATTGGCCCTGGCCACCTTGAACATGTCGTCGTGCGCCTGGTCACCGTAGGGCACAGCGGTGACGTCGTACACCGCGCCTCCCTCGTTGACGTCGAATTCCACCCTGACTATCAGTATGGGCACCTTCCTCTGTAGGTTCTCCTTGGGCTGGAACGGGCGGCCGTTCTCGTCGAACCCCTTGAAGTCTATGGTCAGTAGCAGGGGCGCGGCCTGGTAGTCCAGGAAGCCGTTGATGAACGTCGCGGCCCTGATCTTCTCTATAAGGGTTATGCTGTAGGGCTCGTGTATCTTGAATTCCATCTTGGTGAAGTTGGCCAGGTTCCTGTCGTTGTTGGGGCCTATGGTGCCCAGCATGTTGATGTCCTCA